AGGGGAGATGGTGGGCCAACTGATCATCTGGGGACCCGTGCAAGCCCGAAGACCGATTATCTCCCTCCCCCGGAAGCGGCCGCTGCTCTCAAGTCCCTTGACGAGAGCAGCGACCAAATCCAGGGGGAGGAGGTCAGAAGCTCTCGACAGGTCGGAAGACATAACCTGACCTGTCGAGCCGGTGAGGTGCTTAACAGCACCACTGTGATCCCCAGTCAACACGGCTTGGAGAGCGGGTTCGTGGCGTAAGCCAACGAACAACCGTTCCCTCGCCATGTGACCCAGGACCACAGCTTCACCGGAGCTTTTGGTGACGATACGGGCTTTTAAGCCCGGCTCTTTCACCACTGACACAGTAGCCTTAGGGATCGTATTTTCCAAACGGTCCTTACAGGCTCTGTATAATCGGTCCTCGGCGCAGAGGTCTGCCCATTCCTGGTCTAGAACACCAGGAGGACGGGAGACCTCTGCGATTGGAGGAGCGGCGTCAAGGAGATCCCTGACAAATTGCGAGAGCCCACCCTGTTTCCGGGTGTGGCTCAAGCAAGCAGAGTCCGACAGTGTCCCACAAGGCACTGGCAGATTCCGCTCCGGTAACCTCTCAAGGGCCCACCCTCTCGCAAAGCTTTCAGCTAGCGGGAGCAAATGGGCACTCGTTTGGAAACCGGTTGTCAGGTCTCGACGATGAAGCGCCAAGGCCTCTTTCACCTTACGTTCCGGTGGAAGGGGCAACGAGCGCTTTATCATCGATAGCTGGGCGGTGGCCTCCAAGCTCTGTAAAGAGTAAGGAAGCCGCAAACCCAGCATCTCCTTGACACAGGCGCCTCGCAGCCAAGCCTCGCGTGAGCGGGAGCTCTCCCCAGCAATCTGGGTGAGGGCGTCCTCAACTCCGCGAGTCCTGGCGAGCTTGACGATCTTTCGATCGACAAGCTCTGCGAAGCGCCCGGTGTGGGCGCGCGGTAGAGGCCTGAACTTGCCGGTTAACGGTAGGGGAATTTCGGCTATTGCGGCAATTGCCGCTCGAACCGACCTTCTCCCTGCTGCTAAACGAGCAAGTTCAGGCTTCCTGAGGGCCCGGTGTGTCGGAAGAGCAGTTTTACCCTGCTTCTTCTTCGCACCGGGCACAGTCAGCGCAGATCCCCCATCGCTGGGGGTGTCACAACTACCATTCGGAGCCTCGTTAGAGGTCACCTG